CTCGGTGTCCACACCACACACGCAGCATACACCCTTGTCTTTGGTGAAGAGGGCCTGCTTCACGAAGCTGGGGTGATACTTCCGACAACACTCCCGAGAGCACCATGTCTTTCTGTTCGGTGGCACTTCCTTGTGGCATCCACGGCATAGACCCTCCTTGATGAGCGTTGGGAATCTGCCCTTGTTGTAGATCGGCTGGCTCAAGGAATCCTCCTCAGATGGATGCACCGCTTTCCGTGGCCGGTGTAGGTGAACTTAATCCCATTGATGATGATCTCCTCTCCCGGCTTGAGCAGGCTCTTCCATGATGGCAATGTGGCGGCATGTTGATCTGTGGATTCAAGCCCGCCCGATTCAGGCAGTGGCTGCACCTTGTCTCTGTGGAGTGCAAGAGTATCAGCTTGATCAAAGTATCGCGCCTCATTCTCAGCCTGCTGTTCCATAGCAGACTGAGTCCAGTGGAGTGGAGGAGGCGTATGCGGAAGTGTTCTCAGTGCCCTCTGTTCAATCGAAGTCTTCATTCGTGTCGTCCTTATCTGGGAAGCAAGTTGGGTTGTGGATGTTTCACTCCGTTCCTGGCCTTGGCCCACAAGCCGCATCCGAAGGGATGTTGGTATCGTCAGTTTGTTGGTGATGAGTTTGGGTGGCCTCCATCTCCTTGAGGCGCTGCCAGTCCTTGATCAACCACTCCACATCAACTCCGTCTTTTCCAGTGCCATCACACTGCTGGCACGCGATCAATCCAATGGCGCTGCCGAACCACCTCTTACCATCGCATCTCCAACAGGTCTTTTGTTTTGGGTGGTGCTTCATGGATTTGGAGGCATCTCGTTGTATTCGCGCTGGTTTATTTCTTCGACGGTGATGCCGTTTCGCTCCAACTGCTGATGAAACACTCCAAGGCAGACATTACAGACGTGAGCTTTGACTGTGTGTACACCTCCAGGGTGACGACCATCGATCTGACTAACAGTGATGAAGCGTGAACCTTGATTGATGTTGCAGACTTCACAGGCGCTCATTTTGAATCCTTACTTTGAGTGATTCCCTTCAGTGGTGATCCGCCGAGTCCTTTTCGATGCAGGTAATCTAGCGCTAGTTTCCTTATGAGGTTGTTGGCGTCATGCCTTGCCACCACCCGACAGAGGCGACGTATCAGCATTGCCATGTCCTCTGCTCTCGCTGGGTCATTCGATGAATTTTTACCACTCATTCAATCTCCTTGTTTCTTCCAACCTCAAAGCCACCCATCCTCTCCTCTTTGTGATCTGATGGGCGATGCCGCTTACGGAAGAATCCATCATGCTCGGGATGAATGCGCTCGAACATCCGAGCGTATAAGCAGGTGTAGTGGTCATTGATCTTGAACCCGTCACCGATCTTCACTTCGATCGCCATGTGCCAACGTATGCGGTGGCAGACGGCGTCAGCAGAATAGTGAGCCCACCCACCTTCGATGACTTGGAACGTGTATCGCTCAAACAACTCCCACACCCTCGGGTTGGCGGCGTGGTATGCCTCGAAGCGCTCTTGGATTTGTTCAGCCCTGGTCATGACCACACCCCATCTTTGTGTTCCTGCTTGAGAGCAGAAAGATTTCTTCGGATGTAGTCACCCACAGGTGACAGTTTGTCGCCTTGGATTCCGTTCGTCCAAAGGTAGTGGAGATAGTCGGCTGGCACGTCGGACATGGGGCGACCTTTGAATTTTCCGTACGGCATAAGATCGTGATCTTCGAGTTGTTTCATACGTCAATAAGTTGACACGTCACCACCTTGTAGCCGCCCAATTCAATCAGGACAGCCCGGCAGTCGGTGAGAATCTTTATGTTGATCGTGGACTTGGGTGGGAATGTGGTGAGGCATTCCACAAAGCTGATCGCATTCAAGAAGAATTCACACGGAGAGAATTTTCCAGTGATGGATCTGGAGTAATCAGACCCACCAACAGCTTCAATGAGGCACTCAACATCTTTGAATTCGACTCGGCATCTGGAGATGAGCGCCTCGCCGTCACCACGGAGCGACTTGATGCACCGAAATGCGTCAACCCACTCATCACGATCAATGCTTCCTATGTTGAACAGCGTTCCACCCATGACAACTTCGACATTTGGGTACTGACCTTCCATCTTTCGGCATGTGTATCTGCCGTTTTTGTGATTTACGGTGATTAGACCGTTTGAAATCAGCAACTCAGCCGATTCTTTTTCCAAAGTGTCAGCCACCGACGTGGCAAACTGCGACGGAATCAAGAAATTACTGTCACCGCAGATGACATCGGACACATGCTGCGAGATCTGGTGGCCTCGAGACGACTCACACTTCATCCTTGTGGCAGATGTGGCCACATGAACCGACTTCAACACGTCTCGGTGAGAGCTTTCGGCTGCGAAGAACGAAGATTTTCGGATCCCTTCGGCAAGAGCATCAGCTGGGAGCACAATGAGTGTTCCGCCACCAACAAGATTCTGAAATTCCTCTGAAGGCATCGTCTTAATCTTGAGCGACCAGCTTCCAGACTTGCACAAGATCGATCCAGCGGCTGATTTTACCATCGAGATGACATCCGATCCGAAACTTGCTGCCGAAGCCATGACGGAAGCTGACACACACGACGGCTCAAGGTCGCCTTCGACGTCAACTTTCGACAAACACGACTGATCTCCGTCGTTGGCCTCGATCGACATGACGCCGTTTGCCGCCGAGATGAGTAGCCTGTTGGAAGACCGACCCATTTTGCTCTGCGATATCCTGATCGGCTGCTCTAGCGCGCGGAGAAGATTCAACTTCTGGACATTCATGCGAATTGGGAAAAGAATTTTACGATTTGCTTGGCATCCTCTCGACGGAGCGTGGCAATCTTCTGGTCGAGCGGTTGACCCTTCTCACGGTCGGGGACAATGTCGCCTGTGCTATTTATTCTGCTTCCCGGATGCACAAGAATCACATCGATACCACCCCCAGGAAGACACTGAAACGATACTTGTTCACGGCTGGTGGTTTGTACTTTTAATACTGGATTCATTTGGTGTTTGGTGTTTTTGGTTTTGGTTATTTACAACTTATTCACAACCCGCACAGACATCTTCGGATCGGTGCGTCCGGGTAGATGCTCTATCAAGCATTCGTATTTAACCTCAAGGCTGTATCCGATCAGCAGCTTCACGCGCTCGGTGAATGTCAGTCGCGCGATGAATTCGTTTTGGATGAGGTGTTTGAACTTTGGAGGCAATATGCGCTCCTTTATTTTCGGTTCTGGTTTTTTGCTGGTGAGGCTCATGGTATTGGCGTGATGGTTATTTCTGCTCCTTCAAATCCTGGTTCAACTTCTTCCGTGGTTATGTGGATTGTTGGAATCCATTGCCTTGAGTCGTCCCACGGCATCGCACATGCAATCAAGGATAGTTTCGAGCGCTCCTGAATTGTCGCGACGTCGATTGTCTGAGTAGCGCATAACAACTGAGACAGAAAACTTTGGATGCAAGACTCCATCCACTTTTTTGTTTTTCCTTCCGTCAGCGTTCTTTGAAGTCCGGTGTTCCTGTCTAAGATCGAACGCTTTTTGTTTTTGAACGACGGGACGTGACCGAGATTCTTCACAGAGAGAGTCAGCGTTGCGCTTAATGAAGTCTTCGCTGGCGTTTGGGTATCTGCGTTTAAGCTCATTGATGGTCATGCTGCGGCCAGCTTTTTGATGCCTGCGTGATAGGCGTCGATGACTCTAAGGCTGTGCATCGGTCGCTGCATGATCTGGTGAACAAAGTCGATGTCCCAAGTGTTCTGTATGCGGTAGTAGTCAGAGCAAAGCTTTGTAATCAGCTGAGTAACCTTGGTTACATTCTCTCGAATCTTGGCGACGTCAGGCTTTGAGTTTTTAAGTAGATAGCAAAGGTTGATGATGTTTTCTTTGGCGCGTAAGAAATCATTTCTGAATTTGTAGCATCTGTCACATGTCAAAGCCTTCTTCCAAACGTCGAGTTGCTTGATGGGGCAGGCGTCGTCGTAGTAGGCCACTCGCCCAGCTTTGCAGATTTTACAATGGTAGTCGGTTGGTTGCATCATAGTTTTGTGGCTTTCTTGAGGAAGTCCATGTTGGGGACGAATTCCGGCTCGGGTTGTTTTTCAAAGCTGGCGATCAGTCTGTCAGATGCTGCGAGGTCTTGTTCCGCAGATGAGATTGATTTTGGTTTTCCGCCCTTAATATCCAACTTGTCAAAAATAGGCTGGTCTTTCGATGCGTAGTAGCCGTCGAACTTTGTGGCATTGAAAAGGGTTTCTGGTCGTAGGTATTGCTCCATGTCAGACCCCTTCCATTTTTTTACCTGACGCAAGATCATCTGCTTGACGCCGTCCACCGTCACTTCCGGCTCGGACAACCGGGAGGATATGAATTTCAGGTTGGTGTCCAACTCGCGGTATTTGCGACCAGAGGCTTCGTTCAGGAAGCTCAGGACAGCTTTTGCATCCACACGCAATTTCTCTTCTATTCCTTCCTTCTCTTCTATTCCTTCCTTCCTTCCTTCTACGCCTTTGGGCGTCAGCTTAACGTCACTTTGGACGCACTTGGGCGTCACTTGGGCGTCACTTGAGTCGTAAGTAGTTATCCATCCAACCTTTTCCGAAGAAAGAAATGCTAGGGCGCGGATGATTTCTTTGACTGGACGGCGGAATTTCAGCGCAAGGTCATCAGGTGCCCATGCGGTGCCGTCTTGCTGCCCATCGGACGTCAGCCAGCCGTCACGATTGATCTGCTGAGAGCAGGCTCCAACGATGCAATGCCAGATGCCGTAGATGGCTGAACCATCGGGCTCGGCCATGATTCTTGAGAATCCCATTCCGTGCTGCTTGTTTGGGACGCAGACGAATGAACATCGCTCAATAACGCGGGATCTATTGTTCTCGAAGTGTGTTTTCCAATCTTTGATTCTGTATTTCAATGAATCCTCCAAAAATTAAATTCCGCCGCCGACAACCCGTAAGACAACAGAGAAGCCTTTCGGCACTTTGAGGGCAGGTCGGCGACGGCGGAATGTAATTGTCGATGGTTATTCATATCTCTGTTATCGGGCTGTCTTACGACCCGGCTCTTGGGAGCGTGGAGATTAAGCCACGCCCCCAATGATTCGTCAACAAGTTTCAGTATGGAACGTCGTCACTCGCGTCCACAACCGACTCAAATGATCCCGGCTTCGCAGCGCTGACCGTTTTCGCAACAGCCTTGGACTTTGCGTTGAGCTTGGTGAGGATCGACGCGACCTTTATCTCATCAAGCGGCTTTGCCTCACCACCACCAGGAGGATTCAACCAAGCGATCTTGAGCCGATCCTTGCCTTGGTAGTTCTCCATCTCGGTTGTGATGTTGCACGGAAGCCCGGCGAGCGTCTGTCGGCCTGAGTTGAGTGTGATCAAATCACCGTCGAATCCAAACACTTCAGCGAGTCGGCGGATGGTGTTGTCGAATGCTCCATCTGAAAGCCAGGCTTTGTAGATGGTGGTTTGGCCTTTGCAATCACCCTCTGTTACGACGAGTGGGATGCGAACGAATGGAGTTTTCTTTTCTCCTTGCTCCCCGATCCATCCGATGTCTGGCTTCTCAACGATGCACTCGAATGATCCGACTGTTTGTAGATATGTTTTTGACATGATGATTACTGTTTCTTGGTTAGGTTTTCGATTCCGGCTTTCAGTTTGTCTGCCGAGAGCGAATCAACTCCCGACATCCATTTATCCCATTTTGGTTTGTCCGCATCTGCGATCTTTGCGGTGGAGTAAAGCGCTTTGATCTTCGCTGTGAGCGTCACCACCGAGTTCTCAGTGATGGCTGATTGGAGCGCGTCCCAATCCAGTGGAAGAACATCGGGGAGATTCATCCGGTTCTTCGCATCCCATGCTGGCGACCATTGAGTGTGCAGAACACGCTCGCCACCGATGGTGGTTTCGCGGCTCTTACCCTTCTCCTTGGTCTGAAACACTTCGTAGGTCGCGAATAGGCAGGCGTCAGGCCACTCCCGAAGGATGCCGGTGAAGCGCTTGTGACCCTTCATCTCGAAGCGCTCATAGGACTGTCCTCGGGGATCGTTGAACGTGCGGATGTGGACGTGCGACAGCATGATGATTCCCAATCCCGCCTTCTGGCGAGCGAGGTCAAGCTTCTGGAGTAGGAGGACAAGCTCACCTTCCATCACCACGTATCCCTTGCCGTACCCGTAATCCTCAATGTCGGACTTTCCATCGCGCTTGCAGACTGAAGCGCAGATCAGGCGTTCAAGCCAGTCGGTAGTATCGATCACGATGGTTTTGAATTCTCCCGGCGATGCGATCAAAGCATCCAGCATGGAGTTGAGCTCAGTCAGATCTGCTGGCGCAAACCGCTGGATGTGGTCAAGTCCAGTCAGGCCGTCCTCGGCGCAGATGAACAGCGGTGATGGCGATTTGCTCGCGAGCGTTGATTTGCCGACGCCCTCTGGCCCAGCGACGACATATCGGAGTGGGACGTTTGCGTTTCCGCGTTTGATTTTATTTAGTAGTGGATTCATTGTGTTTTGGTTGCCCGTAATCATTAAGTTTAACGACATCTCATACGGCGCCGAATCTCAGGTCGTTTGTTGGTTTTTTAGTTTGGTGAAATACATCTCCAGAGCGGAGTGTAAAAGTGTTCCGAATCTCAATGCGCTGTTTGCATCCTCGTCTTTAACCTTCTCGATCGGCTCTTCGTATTTGTGGAAGTGGTACCGGGCGCACTTGCGATACGCATTGCCGCGAGAGTTAGTGAGCAGCTGGCGATCACCGCCTTGGATTGTGAGTTCGGCGTGAACCTTGTCGCGTTTCACATAGCGAACACCATCAACACTGGCTCTGCCGCAGCACAGGTCGAACATCTCACACATGCCCATCATATTGCAGGCTTGTGGATTCCTCGGCCAAAGACTCTTAGAGCGAGCGTAGAGAAGCTGCTGCGAGAGCGCCCATGCGTCATTCATGTATTCCAAGATGTCGGAATCTGTGCGGCCAACCTCGCGCTGCGCGAAGTATTCATACGGACACTCACGCAGAACGACGAGTAGGCGATCTTCAAATTCTTTGGGCGTCTCAATGCGTCCTTGAACCACCCAGCCTTTTTCAGCGTCTACTGTTTCGCGTGGCTTCTTTCCATCCTTCGTGAAGATGCGCGTTCCAGTTCCGTCGAGAACAATCTTGAACCCCTCGGAGTCAAGTGTTGGCACTTGAGATGGGCGCTGACCCGGCTTGGAGATCGCATCATAGAGGATGCCAGCGACATCCTGACCACCTTGAGCAGCTGCAAGGAAATACTTACTGCATTGCGTGTCCATTTTGAGGCGATCCCAATAATCAGAGTCAGGAGCAACCGAGTCCGATGTGGTCTTATGTTCGATTACAACCAGTCGTCCGGTGGGCTTATGCTTGGTGAGCACATCCATCTTGCCAGCCTCATCAAAGCTGCGTGAGGCCGACTCTGTTTCCGGATTCAGGAGCGGGAACTGGAACTCGCGTTCCACGTCGAGGACTTCGTAGTCAGCCCACTTGTTGCGCCACACTTCGTCGTAGACTGTAATTAGTGCCCGAGCGCGAGCGGCGGCGTAGGCGTCTTCCGATTTGATGCTATCAAGGATTTCTTTCATGGTTAAATTGGCACCTGCACCGGGGCAAATCTTTCGATTTCTGGACTGTGGTTTTACTCGCTGGATCAGGTTCTAGGAGATTGCTCTCGGTTGTAGCCACCAGCGACAGGCGTTCAGCTAAAATTTTACTGCTTGTCCTTGCGTTCTTGAGCCTGTTGATCGGAATACTTGAACTGCTTGTATCGCTTTCCAAGCTTGAGGATGTTTCCATTGATGCACTCTTCTCGAGTGACGCCAGCGGATTGGCGAAGACCCTCAAGGTAGAACTCGATGTCTCCCAATTCCTCAATCACATTTTCACGATCAAGCTCTCGGTTGTAGATGATGTGCTTCTTGAATGCGTCGAGAAGCTCTCCAGCCTCTCCAGAGATTCCCATGATCATGTGAAGCTCATGGCAGCGCTTCGGAGTTAAGCTGGTTAGGATGTTCTCGCCGGGTTTGACGAGTGTGGCTACCATATCTGTGTGGTTTATTTGCATTATCTTTTTATCTTTCTGGCTGGGCGTCCGTTTGCTTTTGGTATGAATGTGTTGAGCTTTGGCTTAATGCGTTCTATCAACTCAGCTTCCAAGGCGTATGCTTCTTCTCTTGTTTTTGTTGGAATTATTTTGATTGGGTGCATTGATCTTTTTTCGTTTCTGCTGAAAAATGCACGAGCTAGATTGCCGCTGCCGATATAGACGAGATTGTCTCCGTAATAGATTCCATAGACGCAGTAATTAGGCCAATCAATTGTGATTGCTTCTGGTGGAAACATTGTCGTTTTATTTCGGTTGTGTCTTTAGCAGGGCATCGATGGCTTCGATGGTGTCGAGTTTGTTTTCTGGTGTGGCATCAGAGTCGCCTACGCCACGGCGCATGGTGTTCAACGTGTCGGGATTATCCGATCCAACGATCTTCACCAGGGCTGCTCGGACAATGACATAGTTCTTGGTGAGGGTGGCGATTGCCAACTCGTCTGACTTTGAAAGTTTTGGCATATCACTTCTTTCGCTTGTTCCACTTTCTTGATTTGCAGACCGGGCACAATTTTGGTGATGGGATTCTTGGAATCCAAGAGCAGGAACACCTTAAACATTTGAGAGTTCGTAAATTCATTACTACCTATCATAGGTAAGATTTTTTATTCGTCAATTCTTTTTTAGAAAATCTTTCATTTATTTTTCAAGTTCGACAAATCACCAATCAGGCATTACTACTTCCGCATGGCAGAACAACCAGAACCACCAGTGGCAACCGTTCCTGAAGTGATAGAGCAGCCCAAGAAGTCAACTAAGTTTGGGACGCCAAGCCAGAGATATGTAGCACCGAGGGTTTCAGCTACCCGCATAGCTGAGGCAATCATCTCCGCAGGGTACGACAGGAAGCTGGCCGCTGCTTCGCTCGGGATGAAGATGACTCACCTTGTAAATAGGATTAAAACCAACAGAGATTTGAGATCTGCGTTTGGCAGGAAGTCGATGGGAATCAGAAACAAACTGGACATCGAGAAGCTGAGAGGTGAGGGGAGGCAACATCCAGAGATTGTTGATGTGATCGGAAAGCAGCAAGAGGAGTTGGCGATAGGGCAGGCTCGCATTGCTCAGATTGCGCTGGGTAGACTGACTGAAATTCAGGAGCGGATTGAAAAAGGAAATGAGGCCAGACGCCTTGAGGGTGTTCCCGCCGACATGCTCACCGATGACGAGAAGAAATTTGTCTACAAGTGGAGGTTCTCCATCAATGAAAACGAAGATGAGGAGAAGAAGCTGTTCGATCAAGAGAAGGCGATGATGCAAGCATACTCCAACGCGAATGAATCTGTTTCAAGTGTGGCGTGGAAGAAGGCTCAGACTGAAGCGCTACTCAGGAAGAGTGGAGTCGGACGATCGCAACCAGACCGTAAAAAGATGGCTCCTCCAAAAGCAACCGCGCCCACTCAAGTCACCATAAGCGACAGCAATGTTGTAATACAACAACCCCAGCCTCAACAGCAGGTCGCTGCTTCGGCGGAAGAGAAGAAAGCTGAGTGATGGAAGAGTATTGGGAGCCGTCCCACAATCCAACTCAGAAGAGGGCGTACAGCAGCATTGCTCGCTTCGTGCTTGTGTACGGCGGTAAGGGATCTGGTAAGACGCGCGTTGGCCTTGATGCGTTGATTCGCCACTGTTACGACGAAGAGGATGCGCTGGCGCTTATTATAGCTCCATCGATACGTACGGGTAAGGAGGGTGTGTTCGACGATCTTGAAAATGTTCTCGATCTTTGGAAGAACGGAAACAAAGACAAGGATGGAGTGCGGATTGATGATGGTATGGGCATCGAATACACCGTTCCACTTCAAGACCCGCAGACAAAAGACAGGATCATCAAGATCACAAATCGCTACGGAGGCGAATCGAAAGTTCTTCTGGTTTCAATCCCTCACGTCTCAATGGTTCAGAAGCGCATGAAGGCGCTGTCTCCATCGTTTGTGTATGTGGATGAAATAACCGAGTTGGAAGGCCATGAGTATTTCACGTACGTTGTATTTCAGCTTGGTCGTCGTAGAAACATAAACGGCCCACAGCAATACTACGCGAGTTGCAATCCAGAAGGGCCTTCGAATTGGGTGTATCACATCTTCTTCGAGAAGTGCGTCAACGAAAGTGGAAATAGGAATCCAGACTTTGAGGCGTATCGCATACCCATCCAAGAAAACTACCACAACCTTCCCACAAATTATTACGAGAAGCAGATTGAGCCGAACTTGAAGGATGAGACAGATCGGGCTCGTTTGTTAGAAGGTCGGTGGGTTGATCGCCCTAGTGGTGACGCGATCTTCCTTAACTACTTCAAACCAAACCTTCATATACGACCGAATTTTGGAACAGAGGAGCATCGTCGTGGAATGGGGCTTGAGCCTCATGCTGGAATTCCAATCTTTGTAGGATATGATCCCGGCCCAAACAATTACTGCGTCACATTTCTTCAGATGATTCCAACCAAAGATGGAAAGATAGTCTGGATCGTGTTTGATGAGTTGATAATGGTTGGCGAACACCGCCCTGATTTTTATGTCGCCGCAGAAGTTTTGAAGAAGATGGATTTCTGGAACGAGCGCAAGAAGGGTGCGTGTCAATTCATTCACATAGCTGATCAATCAGCATTCAGCCATCTTCGACATGATGGGAACTATGACGCTACTCGGATGAAGACCTTGACCAAGGGCAGGATTTCAATGCGTCCATTCTCACCATCCGACAAAGACTCGAAGGGAAGTGTTGCTGCACGCATAAGCATGATACGAAACATGCTGGCAAACGAATCACTATTCATTAGTGCGACATGCCCAAGGACGATAGAATCGATAAGGCTCTTAGCCAGTGAAAAGCAGAAGAACGATAAGTACGACGACATGGCCGGGCTAAAGCCGAAGAGATCTCCGTATCTTCATCCATTCGACTCATTGAGCTATCCGATATTTTATACGCAGCTAATGCCATCAGCTTTTGTTCCGCAAGTAGCTTCAAAAACAACTGGCGTATTTCGGGCTGGTGGAGGCCGATAGTTGCGGGTTTTAGATTTGTCAAGTAGGTGTTGACCCAACATCAAACTAGGGTGTAATGTCCGCGATATGGAATCCTCAACAAGTGTCACAGTGTCATTCGCTCAAAATCCAGCCATGCAAGAAGCATTGCAGGGCAAGCAGATTGGAGACAGTTGCGAAGTCGAGATGAAGTCAACCATCAAGGAGCTTACCACCGATGGAGTCGTGCTTCAGGTTGAAGCGCTCGTGCCGGAAGGCTATGAAGTGAAGGATGACGGCGACGAAAATACCGCGCCCCCAATCGCAGCCGCAACCCCAGCAGACAAAACCATCCCCACGGCAACATCGGCAAAAATCGGAAAGAAGATCTGACGTGGTAAATCTCAAAATTCTCAAATCGTTCGGATCAACTACTGAAAGGTTTCGGGAGGTTCTTACGTCTACTGGAGAGGAGGAGAATCCACAAAAAGGCGAAAGCAAAGAGGAGAAGTCTGAACGCCTTAAAAGAAATACTCAGCGCAAGAGAGATCTTCAGTTCAGGAAGAAGTTTGAGAATCTTCTTCAGAGCCGAATCATCAATGGAATTGAATACTCTCTAAAAAACCACCGACCATATGCTGCGGTGGATCTCGCTTGGGATTCAATCGTTCTCTCCAAGATCAACATGCCGTTGCTGCTTTACGCTCAGGGCAAGATCGATGTTCAGCGCGCTGCTAATCTCCTGAAGAAGCTTCCAAACGGAGAAGACTTCATCACGTTTGAAGAGGAGACGCTTGCCAATGGCGAAAAGAAAAGAGTCAGGCCGAAATCAATCAACCTTCCGAAGTTCATCGACTCTGAGGTGAACATGATTCGATCGATGATCAACCGGCGCTGGGCCGCGCAGAAAAACAAGTACGCGAATCTTTGGCCGCACTACAATTACGAATCCCGCTCCACTGGTCTGGCGGGTAAGTGTCGAGCGGATGTGATGAGTCAGCGAGCCGACATCATGGTGGATCAATTTGGAACTCGTCATCACGATGGTCAGGTAATGCTTGGTGGTTTCATGTATGGGCATCAGGTGGACTTTGTTCGCAGCTCTTGGGAGATTGAGAGGCAGTATCGATACAAACAAGGATCGGAAGAATTGGATTCTTACATTTCAAAAGAGGGTGTTGGATGGTTCAGCCCGCATCCAAGTAGATTATTTTGGGATTTGTCGCATCCGCTGATGTCTCTGAATAGCGACAGCGGGTGTGAGTATGTTGGCTTCTGGGATGTTGTAAAGTATGGCTCGATCGAAAATGATCCGGCTTATTTCAACAAGGACAAGATCACGTTTGGATCAAGGCTTTGGGATGCTGGTGGGTTGTATGGTCAGTATCTTGATTACTTCAATCAGTACAATTACGCGATCAATGTGCCTGGAGTTCCGAACGGTTCAGGTGGAACATCTATCGACGTATCTGGATTGAATGATGCGAAGAATCAGATTGGTTTTTACAGCGTCACAAATCGAGACAGCTCGATGTTCACCACAAATTTTTTCTGCAAGATGGTTCCAAAAGAGTGGGGCGTTGGTGAATATCCATATCCAGTGTGGGCCAGAATTGTAGCAGCATCAGATCAAGTTCCAATCTACGCAGAATTTCTCCCGAGTCGACCTGGTGCAGTGTTAAGCATCAACGAGAATGACGGTCGCGCAGTCTCGATTTCAATGGCGATGGAGGTGATGCAGTTCCAGCAGCAGATGTCCAATTTGCTGACTCACTTCATGCAGCTGATTCAGGTTGAAGCATTCAAGGCGATCGGCATCAACACCGATGCCCTGGATGCAGATCAGGTCGAGAAGATTGAAAAGATTTTGCAGGCTGATGATTGGTATTCCAACCCACTTGTCTATCGGTATTCACTTTCAAAGAAACTTGAGCAGCTTGGGATCGCGCCATCGAAAGCGATGACTGATGTGATCACCATAAGCGAGGCTCGCCAAGGTCAGTCTATCAATCTTGTGTTTGAGTCGATGGTCAAGCTGATTACGCTGGCAGAGCGCATGAACGCAATGTCTGCGGCTGAGTCTGGGCAGAGTGAGCCGCGCGAGATCTCCGCCACTCAGACAAACGTGATCGCAAATACGACGCAGACGGTCTATTCATCGATCAGTGATTGCATTGACGACTGGCGTGAAGCGAAGAAAGTCATCATCTACGAGTCGACAGTTTCCTGTCATGAGGGTGTGATCGAATGCCCTGTTAAAAATAGATACACCAAAAAAACAATCATCGATGCTGGATTCACGGTGAAGGCTGGAGAAGATGAGGATTACTCAGGCGATGCAAAGCGCATGACGGTGATCGGATCTGCAAAGGATCTGGTTCACAATTACATTTTCAGCAGTCGAGATGGAAGTGAGCGCGCCGTCAACACGCAGGCTGCGAACACGCTCACCCAGCTGATCGGATATACTCTTGCCGTTCCCGAGATAGCCAAGGCGCTGGGTCGTGAGAAGCTTTACATGATGTTCAACGAGGTGTTCCGTATGAGTGGTGGTGGAATCGACCTCAATCTTGAAGTCGAGGAGGGAAGTGGGGACTCGCTTGGTGAAGATGAGATTTCTCAACTGAAGCAGGCCATCGAACAGATCGGTCAGATGATGCAGCAGATGGCTCAACAGACTCAGAAAAATGCGTCTGACATTGCTGGCCAAGCTCAGGTGAATGCAGAGCAGCAGCAACACATCGACCTCAATGCGAAGCTTGCAGAACAAGTCCTGAGCATTCAGTCTCAAGTTCAGGAGATCATCAATGATCGAAATTCCAAGATCGAGCCACCTGAGATCAAATACGCTGACGCACCACCAGTCATCCAAGCTCAGATCGAGCGTATGCACGGATTCGATCCAGCCAGCGAAAAAGATCGTTTGAAGCTTAACGGAAAAACTAAACCCGCCACAGCCTGATGCGGAGACATCTTAATTTTTGGCAGCGATGCGAGGTGGTGCCTCCGATCTTGGCAAGGCTTAGAGCTAGGCTTCCACACGGAAGGCCGCTGACAGATGCTGAAATATCCAAAGCTTCAGGGTTGTCGATAGACAGGGTATTCCTGATCCAACACATGACGGATTGGTCAAGTGTTGGGGTTGGTGAGATGAGAATGTTTCTTATTGGGTGTGGAATAGATCTTTGCAATCAGTCTCACATGAGTCGGCTGAGGGCGTACATACCCAGACCTGGAAAAGCGCCGATCAACACCTGGAAGTTCCTGAGAGTGTCTCCTGATTTCAGATCAAAATACGAACCGCTTTTACGTCGCTACCTAATGAGTCTCAAGAAAGCCACACACCAAACAAAATAACCAAATAAAACCATGCCAGAAGAAACAAAAGTCGAAGACAATAAAGTAGATTCGTATCTCTCAAACCTCCTGAGCGGGATGGGAACATCCGTCGAGCAGGTTCTCGAACCAAAGGAGGGTGACGGCGGTGATGGTCATGCCGCTCCTGAAAAGAAGACGCCCACCGAAGAGGAGAAGGCGGCGGCTGCGAAGGCGGCTGAAACTCCAGAGCAAAAATCAGCGCGTGAAAAATCAGAGGCTGACGCCAAGGCCGTAGAAGATGCCAAGACCGCTGAAGCTGCCAAGTCTAAGATTCAAGATGCTCCGGTGCGCCCTGTTGTCTTGGCCAAGAAGGAGGCTCCGAAACAAAAAGAAGAGGACGCCACCGAGAAGAAGTCTCGAGAGGAGGAGGAGGCTTTCATCGCTGGACTTCATGATGAGCAGAGGGATGAGCTTGAAATCGCTTCATTTGCAGAGTCAAAAGGTAAGGTTGGCCTTCGCCAGAAATTTCTGGATTACTATCGCAAGCTGGACAAATACGCCGAGGAGAACGAAGACGCTGATCCAAGCAGTGAGAAGTTCGCAAAGTTCAAGGAAGAGAATGAGCCCAAGCTCACACCTTCAGAACGTCGACGTCTTGAGCGCGACATGATCACCGAGCGAGCCACAAGTAAAGCTCGCGAAGAGGTGACTAAAGAGTTTGAGCCGGTCGTTAGAAAGCTTAACGAGATTGAGACTGCTCCAGTTCTCAAGGGGGCTGTTGTGAGCGCTGTGGAGACTCTATCTAAGAAGCCGTCCAACGATCATGTTCCGTTTGATGCTGAAGTTGTGTCAAAGATTCAGAACATGCCGTACTCTCAAGCCGCAGAAGAGTTTCCGGTAGAAGCTCCAATTGTTGCCGGAACTCTTAATGCCGTGAAAGAATGGACTCGGATCCGAAGTGGAGTAGTCAGCTTCAGTAAGGAATCAACTACGCACCAATGGCTGAATCAGTTCCTGATCTCAGAGAGTCAGAAGATGTTGAGCCTTCCGAAGACTGAGCAGGTTCGTGATGGGCGTCAGTTTATGCCATTCGGACAGTACGAGAGGCTTGAGGCGACAAATCTAAGAGAGGCTGATAAATACTTCACCTTCAGCGACTCTGAAGTCTCTGGAATGATCGCGCGCCGTGGCGTTGTTGAGTACAACCGACAGCTCGAAAAGCTTCAGAAGTCTGGCTTTGAGAGAAAGACCACCGAAAAGAAATCATCTACATCTGAAGTGGAGAATAAGTCTGAAGGCCAGCAGACTTCAGCGCCAAGTCCAAAAGCCACTGGTCATACTATGGGTGGAGCGGGCTCTGAATCGGATAAGAATAAGATGGTTGATGCCCCAGCACATCTCGCTGGCGTATTCAAATCATTCGGCGATTGATCTGAATTATTTTCCATCCAATGAAAATATCCACAGGCTGACAACCAGTGGATTTTTTTTGATCTGATTTCATGGAAAGTTTTGAGGTTTGGTGTTTGTGAATAGATTGCAACCACTGACGAACAACTTTTTATGAAACGAATCATCACACCCATCATCGCCCTGGTCGGTCTTGTCCTTGTGGCCTCCGGGTTTCCAATCGGCATCGCATTCTGGATCGCAGCTGCAATCATGTGCAGTCCGAAGCTCCAGCCAAATCTTTGCGTTTTCCCAAACAACTGCTCTGGCCGATTGATTGAAGTCAGCCCATCGACGGGTTGCACACTTTCAAAAGCCGTGATCAAACCGTGGTCTACCGTTGATCTTGAGGAGAAGGCCCTCACCGAAGTTGGGTATGATATGGAGTTTGGCCGTCTTCAAGAAGCTCGACTCGCCGGTTACAAAGAGAATACCCTCGCCGAACTGGTAAATTCCAAGGTCGCCAACATCAAGAATCTAGTCCAGAAGCGCCCCGTTCAGGGCAACAAGTCGATCGTGTTCCCTTGGATCCAGATGATGCAGCGCCGGAACGTGAACATCCAGTATTGGAAGATCAACTCTGGTGCTCCTAATGCGAATGCTGGCGTCGGTAGCGTCCATCCCGGCGCTTGGGATCTTGTGGTCGCCAACACAAATGGCGCTTCTAAGTTCGGCACAGACCTACCTAACATTAAGAGTTACTTCTTGCCTGGTCGTGTGTTGTTCGTCGACTACAAGTCGTCTGGCAACGTAGCCATCTCGCTTCAATACACCATTCTCGCCGCATCTGCGATTGGATCTGGATCAACTTGCACTGTCACCGTGGCTCCGAACAAGACTGCCGCTGGTTGGGCTGCTCTTACCGCTCCTGAAAAACTCGTCTTCCAAATCGGCGGTGTGGGTGGTGGTGCTTCTGAAACTGGCACTGGCGCTTACATCGGAGCGAACTCCGTCTCTGATTACGAGTCTTACAAAGAGCAGGACACTGCCATCAACAATCTATCCGTGTTGCACTTTCCCATCCAGACCAGCCGTATCAAGTGGGATTACACGGATGAATGGAAGAAGATCATGGTCAATGCTCAGATGGGCACGTTCTTCAAGAAATACTGGCAGATGGACGAAGCTGAACAGCGCCGTCAGCATCAAGCCTTGTATGAGCGCGCCAACCTGCATAGCGCATTCTTCGGCCAGGCTGAATCTGAAATGCAAGACCCGCTTGACGAAACCAAGTGGCGTCAGCTGCCAACCGCTGTCGATCCTGCGAACAGCAATTGCGTCCTCGAATACAAGACGCGCGCTGAGGGCATCCAATCACAGCTGATCAAATGCAGTCGCTATCTCGACAAGTCGAATGGCAACATCGTTCTTTCTGATTTGTTCCAACAGCACTATCTACTCATGCGCGCTCGTGAAGCGGATGGTGGTGAAGTCGACACGACTGACTGGATGACGGATTATGAAATGGCTGGAGCATTCGAGAAGATGATGATCGCATTCTACAATGCGTACTATGCTACCACCACCCACATCTATATCGAATCAGGAAAGAACATCAATCCTGAGATGAACGCCATCATGGAGTTCAAGCGGTATCCTGTGCCGATCGCTTTCGGTGGTGGCTATATTTGCGTCTACCATCACCGCTTCTTCGCTGATCGCGTCCGCGCGTTTGGAACAAACGTCCACCGATTCTTCATGGCGATCGACTGGTCTGACTTTATGCTCGGCGTGGTTGCCACTAACCAGCGCGTGACGCAGACTAATGAGCAGGATGAGATCTATCGCTACACCATCAAGGTGAACAAGCTCCATTGTATGCACCAGAGCATGACGTGGACGGCGATCCTTCAAGATCCAAATCGCCACACGATGTATCGCAATTTCGCTGGATTCACCAACGACTTGTAATCCACATCAACAATAACGAACTGAACTGAACTGAATTTATGAAAAACGTATCTCTCTTACTC